TCTTGGTCTAACTCCTGCGCAGCGTAAGAAAGTAGTGAATGGCGAAGATGACGACTTCGACGATTTCTAATAATGTAAATAAAGCTAAACAAAGTTTTAGCTTTATAACATGGAAAAAGAAGCAGATACAACAAGGTAACATACTAGAAAAAACCTCTGATAAACTTCTAACGACTTGGTATGCGGAGCAAGTTGTTAAAGGTAAAGTTAAGGCTAGTAAAAAAAATAAATTAGCTGCAAAGAGACATTTAAATGATCTAAAAAGACAAGGAACAGATGATTTTCCGTGGATATTCGTTGAAGAAAAAGGTCATCGACCGGTAAGATTTATCGAGAAGTATTGTAAACCATCAAAGGGTGACTTTGATCAGTTAGTTGCTCAACCTTGGCAACACTTCGTTGTTGGTTCGTTATACGGATGGGTTCATAAAGACACAGGTGTAAGGCGCTTTCGAGAGGGTCTTATTTTTATTGGTCGAAAAAACGGTAAATCAACTTTAGTTTCTGGCCTTTCATTGTACTCTTTCTCCAAAGATGGGGAAAATGGTGCCGACGTTTATTTGCTAGCTAACACGAAACAACAGGCGAACATCATTTTTGATGAAGCAAAGAAAATGGTGAAAAAGTCACCAAAGCTTAGAAAGCGCATTGCAGCTAAACGTGATGAAATTACGTATGAGAAAACATTTTCTAAGATCGAGCCAAGGGCATCTGACAGTGAAAAACTGGATGGTTTAAACACGCATCTAGGTGTTTTTGATGAAATACACGAGTTTAAGGATTATAAGCTAATCAATGTTATTAAAAAGTCTCGTGGTTCTCGTAAGCAACCATTGATTTTATATATCACAACAGCTGGTTATCAACTAGATGGTCCACTAGTCAATTATTATGAACAAGGTACTGACGTATTAGAAGGCGCTATAGTAGATGAAAGAACCTTCTACTTTATCGCTGAATTGGATGATGAAAAAGAATTCGATCAACCAGAAGCATGGATTAAAGCTAATCCGAATATGGGTGTATCTCTTGATTTAGATATTTTAATCGAGGATTGGGAGAAAGATAAACGGACCCCGGAAGAACGATCTGACTTTATTACAAAGCAATTTAATATTTTCATTGATGCCAGCAAAATGCCTTTTATTGATTTTGCTACTCTCAAGAAAAACAATAAACATTTAAAATTAGAAGATTTAAGAGGGATGTCTTGTGTTGGAGGGTACGATTTATCTTCCACAGAGGACTTCACTAGCGCTTGCCTTGTATTTCCGTTAATTGACACTGGAGAAATTTTTGTTCTCTCTCACTCTTGGATACCACAGAAAAAGGTAGAGTTAGGAAACGAGAAAATACCATACAGGGAATGGTCGGATTCCGGTTTACTTACCATTGTGAAAGACGAATATGTCAATGAAGATCATGTATTTGAGTGGTTTGAAGAGCAAAGGAACCATTACAACATCGAAATGATCACCTATGACCTAGCAAAAGCGTTTCGATTGAACAAGGCATTTGAACAAGTTGGGTATCATACAGAAGTTGTAAGACAGGGATTTGTAACACTTGGTTCAGCGATGGATGATCTAAAGCATATGTTTTTGGATGGTAAAGTTATTTTTAACGAAAATAAGCTTTTGCGTTGGTACATCAATAATGTGGAGCTTGTTAAGGACAGAAATAACAATAAAATGCCTACAAAGTCAAACCGATATCGTAAAATTGATGGGTTTGCAGCAATGCTAAACGCTCATACAAAGGTCATGGAGCAATTAGTTGTCCCCACTGGCGAGGGAAGTATAGAGGTAATGAGTATGGCGGATTTGATGAAATAAAGGGAGGTGTAGCAATGAATTATGAAATTTTTTATCACGGAAGACTGATATTTATCAAAAACGTCAATCACTTGAAAGAAAATGGAGACAACTTCACCTTTTACAATAACGAAAAACAGGTTATTGCAGTAATAAATAAAAGTGATTACAGTTCAATAATCGCTAAATAAATTATTTACTTGTGCAGAAAGGTGGTGAGAGATTGAAATTCTTTCAACGAGTTAAATACTCTATATACAGCGCATATGCAGCGTGGAAGGGAGAAGGTTTTGATTTTACTTCATGGAGAGGTAGAACATTTTGGGGTACTGAAAATTCCACCTTAGCAACAAATGAAACCATTTTTAGCGCTGTTACGAGACTTTCGAACAGCATGGCTACATTACCCTTAAAACTTTATAAAAACTACGAGGTGGCTAATAATTCAGCTTCAGATGTGTTGATAAATGCCCCTAACCCTAACATGACTGGTTTTGAGTTTATTAGAAACTTAGAAACTGCAAGAGGTGAAAAGGGAAATGGATATGCTCTAATTGAAAGAGATTTGCGAATGCAACCATCTAGGTTGACCATTGTTAATCCAGATTATGTAGAACCTGTTATTGAAGCAAATACTAAAGAATTATGGTATCAGGTTCTCGGTGAAGATGGAAATCGTTATTTTTTCCATAATCAAGAAATGATACATGTAAAACATATTACTGGATCCGGAAGTTTAAAAGGTATTAATCCTATTAAGGTCTTATCCAATTCAAATGACTTTGATAAAGCAGTCAGGGAATTCAGCCTTAAAGAAATGCAGGCGGCGCCAAACTCTTTCATTATAAAATATGCCGCAAACGTTGATACGGAGAAAAAGCAACGTGTTATTGATGATTTTAAGCGTTTTTATAAAGATAATGGCGGGATATTGTTCCAGGAACCAGGAGTTGAAATAGATGAACTGGAAAGGAAATATGTTGCTGCCGACATTTTTATGACTGAGCGTATTACACGTTCCCGGGTAGCCAATGTTTATAATATGCCCGTCACAATGCTAAATGACACTGAAGGTCAAAGTTATTCCAGTAATGAACAATTGATGAGAATGTATGTCGATTTAACATTAATGCCAATTGTTAGGCAATATGAGCAAGAATTTAATAAAAAGTTACTTACACCAGCTGAAAGAAAAGCTGGTTTTTATTTTAAGTTTAATACTAAAGCGTTACTCAGAGCAGACACCTCAACTCAGGCTGATTATTATACAAAGGCAATTCGAAGTGGTTGGCTATCACAAGACGAAGTAAGGCAACTGGAAGACTCACCACCGATAGGCGGTAATGCTTCAAAACTTTGGGTTAGTGGCGATTTATATCCAATCGACATGAACCCGAGTGAAAGAAAATTAAGTAATTCCAGCAATAAAGAACCGGAAGGGGGTGAGTAAGATAAATGAGTAAGGAACAAAAGAAAAGGTTTTGGAATATGAAGATGTCCGCTGATGGTAAATCGGGGGATATTTTTATCTATGGTGAAATTACTAAGTATGCATGGGAAGAATATGGCGAAAAATCAGCAAAAATTTTTCAAGAAGAGCTTTCTGAATTAGGAGATGTTGAAACAATTAATTTATATGTTAACTCACCAGGAGGAAGCGTGTTTGAGGGTCTTGCAATAGGTAACCAATTAAAACGCCATAAAGCTCGTGTTATAGCGCATGTTGATGCACTGGCGGCTTCAATTGCTAGTGTCATTATTATGGCAGCTGATGAAATTCGAATGCCAGAAAACTCCATGTTAATGATTCATAATCCATGGATGTATACTGCTGGAAATGCAGTTGAATTGCGTAAAAAAGCAGATGAATTAGACCGTATAGCAGAATCAGCTATATTGGACTATCTGGCAAAAGCAGGAGAAAAACTCAAAGAAGATGAACTTCGTGAAATGTTGGATGCAGAGACATGGCTATCTGCAGATGAAGCCTATCAATATGGTTTATGCGACGTTGTAGAAGAATCAAATGATATGGCTGCGTCTATAAGCGATGATCTATTCGCTAAGTACAAAAATGTGCCAAAACAGCTGAAAGAAATACCGAAACAAGGGTTGTCAGCAGAGGAATTGGTACAGAGACAAAAAATTGCCGATGAAGCTAAGGCTAATTCGGAATATATAAAAACAATATTAGGAGGAATTTATTCATGAACAAACATTTAAAAATGCAATTACAATTTTTCGGAGACAGAACATTATATGAACTAAAGCAAAACATGGCTACAATTGGTCAACAATTGCAAAAAGTTGAAAGCGATCTTGGCCAAAAGGCAATTGATCCATCTGCATCCATGGAGGATATTCAAAAGCTTCAAAAATCAAAAGATGACCTAAAACAACGTTTTGACGTCATTAAGGAACAACATGACACAATGGAAGCTGAGCAAAGGGCGAAGTTTAATGCACAACAAGCGCAACAACAGCAAGCTGGTTTTGAAGGGTTAGATCAAAATGAAAAACTGGTCAAAGCCAAAGCGGAATTTATTCGTGCTTCTATTCAATCTCGCCCTATTAATGATGAAGTAAAACAATTAATTGCCCTTCCTACAGGAAATGAAACAGGCGGAGATAATTTCTTACCTACAAACATGCAAAAGGAATTAGTACATGAGCCATTTGCACGTAACCAATTGCGTGAGGTCGCTCAGATTAGCTCTATTAAAGGGCTAGAATTACCACGTATTTCTTACAACTTAGACGATGATGATTTTATTGACGATACTCAAACCGCAAAAGAATTAAAACTTAAAGGGGATACGGTAACGTTCGGTCGTAACAAGTTTAAAGTAAAGGCAAAAATTTCTGATACAGTCATCCATGGATCAGATGTTGAGCTAGTCGGTTATGTAGATAATGCTTTACGTTCTGGACTGGCAGCTAAAGAAAAGAAAGATTCATTAGCTGAAACACCAAAAACAGGTCTTGAGCACATGTCATTCTATAATGGAACTGATATTAAACGTGTAAGTGGAGAAAACTTATATAAAGCAATAAAAGCAGCTATCGCGGACTTACATGAAGATTTCCGTGATAATGCACGAATTGTAATGCGCTATGCAGATTACATGGATATTATTGAGGTGCTAGCAAACGGCAACGCAACACTATACAACGCACAACCAGAGCAAGTGCTAGGCAAACCAGTTACATTTGCAGATGGTGCAGTAAATCCTATTGTGGGAGATTTTAGCTATTTCCGTATTAATTATGATGCAATGACTTATGACACAGATAAAGACGTTAACTCTGGTGATTATCTATTTGTTCTAACAGCATGGTATGATCAAAAACGTTCGCTTGATTCCGCATTTCGTATTGCAGAAGTCGCTACACCCTAATGCGCCCTCAGGCTTGACTGCATCTAATGTTACAGATACAAGCCTAAATTTAGATTGGGATGCAGTTAGCTATGTGGAGGGAATCAATGCTTATGAAGTATTTAGAAATGGTAGTTCACTAGGCACAAGAAAAGGTACTTCGTTTGCTGACAGTGGACTGACAGCTGAAACAACTTATTCTTACCAAGTCAAAGCCATTGGAAATAATGGATTAGAATCTCCATTAAGTGAAGCTTTATCTGTTACAACAGAACCGGTACCAGTCTCGCCAGAAGGGCAATAGGAGGTAATTAAATGCCATTACCTACCACAGATGAACTGAAAAATTATTTAAGGATTGATGGAGCTGAGGATGATGCATTTCTCAGCTCTTTAATTACTGTAGCACAAGAGGACTTAGCTGATTCTGGTATTAAAAATCAAGAAACTGAACGCTATAAACTCGCTGTGATGTTATTAGTTGCAAATCACTACGAAGAAAGACGTCCAGAAGTAGTTGGAACTGTAGTTAATAAGCTTAATTACAGTTTAGAAAGAATAATTTTGCAATTGAAAGCCGCAGAATTACCGATCGAGAGTGATAACGTATGAATGCAGCTAAGTACAGATATTGGATAGATATCCAAAAAAAAGATTCTATCCGAAATAGCGACGGTGAATGGGTCGATGATTGGGTTACAGATTATAAATTGTGGGCTGAAAAGGTGGAACAGGGTGGAGATGAATACTTTGAAGCTAAAGCTGTAAATGCAGTAAGAACTGTCTTATGGCGAACACGTTTCAATAAACAACTTCACAAAAATGGTGAAGGCAAAAGGATTCATTATGATGGTCAATCGTATGATATTAAAAATGTTTCTGATAAAACTGGTTTACGTAAAGAGTTAGAGATCACAACCGAGGCGGTGATCAGTTAATGGGAATGGACATGGATGTAAACATACGTAGCAAAATTGCTCAACTTGGTAGAAGAGGTAAGGTGCAAGAAGGAAGAATCTTAAAAGAAGCTGGTGAAGTTCTTTCAAAATCGATTGCAGCTAACATCAACCGTTCCAAAGGTGGGGAAGGTTATAAACATTTAGCTGATAATATTATTGTCAGCAACGTCCGAATGAATAATTATGGCGAACGAAGTGTACAAGTTAGTGCAATAAAAGAATTAGGTTATCGCCTTAAATTTTTAGAATTTGGAACATCAAAAATGTCTGCACAAGCACCTATGGAAAAAGGTGTTAGTCAATCACAAGATGATGTTGCGAATATCTTAAGAGACGGTTACAAGAGGATTATGAGCTTATGATTAATTTAAAAGATGATATATTGCAGGTTTTAGAAAATAACACGGAACTAGCAGCTCAACTATCATTTTATAAAGGGTATCCAGCTATATTTCCAAACAAGCCACCTGCAAATCAGGACTTTGACACTTATGTAATTTATCAATTAATTAATAATGTTGATATTGATTACGCAGACAACAAGCCATTGAGAGAATACATTCAATATCAAGTATCTGTTTTTACAAAACAAGGCTCAACTACTTTATTGGGTGAGGAAATCGACAACTCAATGAAACAGTTGGGCTTTTTTAGAACTTACATCGGTGAGATGTATGAATCAGATACAGGCTATACTCACATTTCCACTAGATGGAAAATCAAACTAAGGAAAGGGGCAAAATAATATGCCATATGCAACAGGTTTAAGGAATTTTCATTTCGCACCATTATTAACGGATGGGGATGCAGGGACAACTTATGATTCTCCCGTTAAATTATCAGAAGGTGTTAGTGTTTCAGTAGAACCGAACGTAGCAACTGGTCGCTTATTTGGTGATAACAGAGCTGTGGCAACAG